GTCAAAGTTTTCCGCGTGCAAATTTGGGTAAGAGGGAGTAACACAAAAAAATAATAATGAAAGGCCGAAAAAAAACACCCAGTGAGCTGAAGATTACCCGTGGAACGAACCAGCCAATACGAATGAATCCACACGAACCAAAAATAAAGGTTGAGCATCCGCCTACGCCTGATTGGCTGAGCGAAAGGGCACAAAAATTATTTATGGATTTGTCTGGAAAACTGGTAGACATGCGGCTTATCAGTAAAAATGACGGTTTGGCGCTTGAACTATTGGCGGATGCTTATGACGAATATCGGAAGGCGCGGGAAATTATAGACACTGAAGGGCTTACTCATGAGTTTACCAATATAAAAAGTGGCGTCACCACTATTCGAGCACATCCGGCAGTAGGCATTGCAAACAATGCTTGGCGTCGGGTATTGTCTATGCTTTCCGAGTTCGGGCTTACACCAGCCGCACGTGCAAAGGTGGGCACATTAGAGCCAGGGGAGGAAGATCCATTGCAAAGACTGCTTAAATCATGAAAACAATTAACCTCCACCCAGCCCTCCAGTACTGCCAAGACGTATTATCCGGCAAAATAGTGGCCGGTAAGTACGTCAAGCTGGCTGTTCAACGCCACTTAGATGACCTCAAGACAGGACCTGCACGTGGGCTTTACTTTGATGTCAAAGCAGCTCAACGGGTCATCGACTTCTTTCACATCCTCCATCACCACAAAGGCGAGTGGGCTGGCAAGCCCGTGGTGCTGGAACCCTGGCAGCAGTTTTACATTTGGTGCCTGTATGGATGGAAACGGGCCGATTGTACCCGGCGCTTTCGCTCTTCCTACCTGGCCGTCGCCCGCAAAAACGGAAAAACCACTTTAAGTGCTGGTAAAGCCTTGTATGCCCTCATCCTTGACAATGAACCCGGTGCGCAGGTGTACACGGTGGCCACCAAAGAGGAACAAGCCAGGATTGCTTTTGATGATGCTTCATTCATCATCGATAAAACTCCTTCCTTGAAAAAAGTGGTGAAGGTATTTACAAAATCCATCACCTACCAGGAAAACAGTTTCGTCAAGCCGCTCGGCTCTGACTCAAAAAGACAGGATGGTTTCGATCCAAGCTATGCCGTGGTGGATGAGTACCATGCCCATCCGGATGCCTCAATGCTCGATGTGATTGAATCCGGTACCGGAGCAAGAAGGCAACCGATGATTGATATCATCACCACTGCCGGTTATAATCAGCAGGGACCGTGTTTCAAATTGGAGCGGGTCATCAAAGAAATCCTGGAAGGCAAAAAGCAGGATGATTCCCAGTTCGGGATGATTTTCGCGTTGGATGAAGAGGACCTGGTTGATCCCAAGGAAGGCGAACGGCCAGCCTGGGAAAATCCGGAAATCTGGGTGAAGGCCAATCCTAACCTGGGTATTTCTCCAAAACTTTCCTTTATGATGGACCGATTGAAGAAAGCCCAGAACGAAGGCGGGGAAAAGGAAGTGGATTTCAAGACGAAAAACCTCAACGTCTGGACGCAGGCAGCTAAAACCTGGATTCAGGATAGTTTCTGGCTGGCTTGTACTAAAAACGGTTTGAAGCCGGAATATTTTATTGGCCGGAAATGTTTTGGCGGGCTTGACCTGGCTTCCCGGGTTGACATCGCCTCCCTATCGCTACTGTTTCCTCTGGAAAATTATTTCCACAATGGCAAGCCGGTCAAGTTCGCCCGCTTTGGCTGGTATTTCGTGCCTGAAGACTCAGCCAGGCGCAGAAGTACCGCTGACAAGGTAAGTTACCTGGAATGGATTAAGGATGGCTGGATATTTGGTACGCCCGGCAATGTTACTGACTACAGTTTTATCAAAGCCCGGGTTCAGGATCTGGCTGCTATGTTCGATATTGTCAGCATTGGTTACGATCCTTGGAACTCCTCCCAGCTGGTGATAGACTTGACGGAAGAGGGAGCTACGATGTCGGAATTCCGGCAGGGGTTTGCCTCGCTATCCACTCCAACGAAGGAATACGAGAAGCTGATTTTGGGCGGAGAATTAATCACCAGCGAAGATCCGGTTATTCGGTGGATGCTGGGCAACGTGGCTATCCGACGGGATCCGGCCGGCAACATCAAACCAGACAAGGAAAAAAGCCAGGAAAAGATTGATGGAATTGTCTCCGATATCATTGCCCTGGGCGAATACCTGTCAGATGACAGCGAAGGAGAGTCAGTTTATGAGTCTCGTGGAATAATTGGTATTTCGGTCTTTCTTTTTTGGTTTATTTTGGGTATATTATAAATATAAAACACTATAATACAACATGATAACGTCTCAAACCTGTACAAAATGTGGTATTGAAAAGCCGATAAATGATTACAAAAAGTGCAAGGGCTACAAATTTGGCTTTCAGCGCATTTGTCGGGAATGTTGTAATGCCATAAAACGCAGCAATTATTTAAAAGACCCTGAAACATACAATAAAAAGTCTAGTCTTTGGCAACAGCAAAACCGAGCACGAGCAAACGAAAATGCTCGAATAAGCAGAGGAAAGCGAAAAGATGAAGTTAATGCTTATAAACGAATGTGGCGAGCCGAAAACAAAGATAAGGTTAAAGCCACTAGGCGAAAATCATACCTAAGCAATCCTCAAAAACACAATCAAAGGACTGTAGAGTGGAAAAAGAAAAACAGGGCTCACTCTGGTGCCTATCATAATGCCTACTGCAAAGTATATTACTCCCAACCAGATAAAAAACTAAGTCATTCCATATCGGTTTTAATGAATCGGATGCTTCAAAAGGGCAAAGAAGGTAAGTCTTGGCGTAAGTATGTTGATTATTCATTAGATGAGCTGAAGACTCACCTGGAAAATAAGTTTTTGCCCGGAATGACCTGGGAAAATTATGGAGAATGGCATGTAGACCATATTGTACCCAGGGTGCTACTCCCTTGCCTTAGTCACACAGAAGAGAATTTCAGTAAGTGTTGGGCATTAAACAATCTACAGCCGCTTTGGAAAATAGACAATCTAAAAAAGGGTGCAAGATTAGCCTCTTAGCAGCCAAAGGAATATGAGCACGCAAGACATCTTCAAACTAACCACTTTTGAAGGCTTTCGGGACTATTACGATGCCGAGAAAAAGACACATCGTACTTACCAGGAGGCTTACGACGCTACCGAAAAAGAGCATGTAGCCCGTTTCGGCAAGCGAAAATATGCCTCCTGGGCTTGTTTTCAGGTAATTCTAAGCAGAAAAGCTAAAAATAGGTGAGATTTTAATAAATTAGCTAACAAAAGATTCTAACCTGTAATAAATATTCCTATGCTAGCAGAACACAGTTTCAACTCAGAGAAAGAATACCTAATTTATTTGCGTGATTATATGGCAATTCAGTATATGAAGGCAAATTGTGATAACGAAGAAAAACAGCCTGGAACAATTGCAAAAGAAGCCTACGAAATGGCAGTGCATATGCTCAATCAAAGAGGCATGAGAAGGCGTTTAGAAGCAGATAAATAAAAATACTTAACATTGTTAAGTAAAAAACTTAACAATGTGTAATCCCTCCTAGAAATTATCCCTATTCTTTTGCGTATCGCTTTTCCATTTTTTCGATACGCCCTTGCCCAACCTGGTACAACGTGCCGTTGCTTCCCTATTTCGCATTCAAACCGCGAATCCGGGAGAACATCGCTCTACTACCTTCGGCTCCACAATGGACGGCTCCTGGTGGGAAAAAGTATTCGGCAACCAGACCGGTCCGGTTAGCATTACTGAACAAAGTTCATTAGGGCTGTCAGCCGTGTATGCCTGCGTGCGGGTGCTGAGCGAAGACGTAGCAGCCCTGCCCTGGAATGTACACCAACGTACCGATAGGGGCAATGCCGTTGCATATACCCACCCGGTTCAGTATCTCCTCCACGATCAACCACACGAGTGGTATAGCTCTTTTCAGTTTCGGGCTACCATGATGGCTCAGGTGCTTTTGTGGGGAAATGCCTATGCCCGCATTTACTGGAATGGCATCTCAAGGCCGGTTGGTTTCAAAATCTACCTACCTGGTACGGTTGACCCCTACGAGCATAACAGTCGTATCTGGTACAATACCCCTGATGGCGTAATGGCCTCAGAGGACATCATTCACATTGCCGGGCTGGGCTTCAATGGCATTTGCGGAAAGTCTCCCATTCGCACCAATGCGGAAAGCCTGGGGGTGACCCTGGCAGCCCAGCGGTTCGGTAGCAATTTCTTCAAAAATGGGGCTAATCCTTCTGGGGCGTTGAAACACCCGAAGCAACTCAGTGCGCCGGCGCAGGCTAGGATGAAGGAAAACTTCCGGGAGAAGTACATGGGTCTGGAAAATACCGGCGAGGTACTGGTGCTGGAAGAGGGCATGGATTACATTAAAATCGGCATGCCGCTGGAAGAGGCGCAGTTTATCGAAACCAGGGGCTTTGGCAAGGAAGATGTCTGCGGAATGTTTCGAGTACCCCCTCATAAGATAGCCAAACTGGATCGCGCCACCTTTTCCAATATCGAGCAGCAGTCCCTGGAGTACGTGATGTATTCGCTTATGCCCTGGCTGGTTCGCTTTGAACAGGAATTCAACCGAAAGGTTTTTTACGCCTCGGAAAAAGGCCGGGTGTTCAACAAATTCAACGTCAATGCCCTGCTCCGGGGTGACCTGGCAGCCCGTCAGGCTTTCTACCAGATGATGATTCAGAACGGCGTCTTTTCTCAGAACGATGTCCGTCAGTACGAGGATTTGGAAACCTTTGATGGTGGAGATACCCGATGGATTCAGCAGAATATGATGCCTTTGGACAAGGCATTGGAAATTTTATTGGCAAAAAGTGCCGCAAAAGCAAAAGGCAATGGAAACCCCACAGCAGGAAATAAGAACGCTGCCTGACAGCAGCTTCAAGGTAGAAACGCGGTCCAATGGCAAGAAAGTTATTGTCGGAAGGGCTATCGTCTACAATCAACTGAGCCA